GGAACCTGAGAAAGTGTATGTAATAAAACGTTGGGGAGGCGAGATGCACTGTGATTGCCCAGCAGGAGGGCGCTGCAAACATTTAAGTATGATACAACCAAAGAAAGAACTATTCTGATGCGCAAGTGTGGTGAGTGCACTTTATGTTGTAAGCTAGTGCCAGTTAAGGAGATTGATAAGCCTGCTAATACACGTTGTAAGCATCAACGTCAAATTAAGGGCTGTTTAGTATATCATACAAAACAAATGCCATTTTCTTGTCATGTTTGGAATTGTCGTTGGCTAGTTAATAATGACACATCCAACATGGCGCGCCCAGATAGGTCGCATTTCGTCATCGACGTTATGCCTGACTTTGTTATTGCTTTGGAAGGCGATAAGAAAATCCAAATTCAAGTAGTGCAAATTTGGTGCGACGCTAATTATCGTGATGCTTGGAAGACTCCTAGTATGCACGATTATATGATGCGTCGCGGTTCAGAAGGCATTGCATCTATGATTCGTTATAGTTCGGATGATGCCATAATTGTTTTCCCACCTAATATGACACTTGAAAAGCAGTGGATTATTAGGTCAGGAAATATGAAAGAAAAAGAGGAGCTTTATAAAATTCTGGAGGAGTAAACTATGGATGTTAGCGAGCGTGAGAAACGTATTTGGGATATTGCAGAGAAATTGAATCTTTATATCATCGATTTAGATGAGTGGCCAAATCCTGTATCAGAAGGATATTGCGCCTCATTCAATTCATTAGACGTAACAGGAAATGGAATAACTCCAGAATTAGCTCTTGAAGATTTAATTGTTAAATTGGAACAAAGGGATTAGTGGTGTAACCCCTCGCCACTAATAAAACTCTCACAGGGGTCTTGGAGTACACAATGGAAAGCACTGAGCTTACTTGGCACTTGCCGAGGGTACTTCCCGAGGTGAGTAATCCACGGAGTTTTCTTGATCACGTTCACACGATCATGAAGAAGCTGTGGCCGAACGACGACTTTTATCAGTACATCGACGGCGTGACTAACAAGTCGGCGGTTACTGGTAACTTTCTAGTTGATCGAGGATTTGCTGCAAGGCAGATCAGCGATGTAGCCAAGGAGGAAGGCATTGCTGATGTTGCGACATGCAAATTGTCGAAGATCATGCGTGCCATTGAGACCATCCTGCGCCGTCCCGAGTATGCCATGGGCAGAAAGGAGCGCCTCGCTAACCTCAAGTTGTTGGAGGCGCAGCAAGCGACGCAAGAAGCTCAAGTTGCTGCTGAGTAAGGCGTAGCGTAAACGGGGGCCAGGGTAAAACCTGGTCCCCACCCAACTAGGAGAATAAAAATGGATGTCACTGTTGTGGAAAAGAACACAAACGTGAAAATTTATGATGCACTTATATTTATTCAGGCTTATGAGACAGATAAAAATGAACTGCCTACAATAAATCAAATCGCTAAAGCTGTAGGTTGTTCCAAAAGCACAGCATCAGAAGCATTACATGAGAATAAAAGTTTGCAAGCTGGATTGCTAGGTCCAGTCAAATTAAGCAAAGCGCAAGAATATCATATCAATGCGATAATAGCTAGAAGAAAACGAGAATTTGAAGCAGAATTTAATGAGCGCGTCAGACTCGCTATGTTGGAACATAACGAAAGTTATAGGGCTGGATTAGAAAAGCTCAAAATAGAAGCGCAAAAGAAATTTGATCTGTACGAGAAATTGATTAACAAACATAAGCCATTATTTACGGAAGATGAGTTCCGTACTATAATGGCATGTTTACATCCAGATAATTCTGCCTCAAAAGAGAAGCGTGAAATAGCGTTTACGAAGTTTATTGATAAGAAGTTCCAATTAACTGGAACCAAATAAATCCTTATCAGCTTGAGAGATAGATGTTTTCTGTCTCTCAAGTTCTTCTTTCATTTTTAAATAATCTTCTTCCCACATGACTTCGCCTATCCACGGCGGCTTAAATCCATTTTCCTTTGCAGCCCAAATAAGACCTCCAAGACTTTTAGTCCCATTTCTAGGAAATTCTGGACGATGCGATTTCCACTGTCGCATGAAGTAGCCCTGTCCACGACCCAATACACCGTATCTGGCGCCGCCAGAAACTGCTTCAAGAAACAGTTCTGTCGCTTCATCTATTGTTAATTGATTAGCTTCGTTCTCGTCATGTATAGCACCTATTAATGGTAGCATTACGTGAAGTGTATACCATTCGTTTGTATCTGCCAACCCTTCGTCTCTAATGAACTCTATACATGCCAACGCTTTCTTATACGCTGTCCACTTAGAATCTTTGCGAGGTATAAATGGTTGTCTCTGCGACTGTGCGCGAGTTGGCATTATATGTGGCACTATTGATCTCAATACATCAATGCTATATTTACAACAATAATTTTTGGCTATGTATGCTAACGCTACTTGCTGGCCTTTGGTTTGCTTCTCTAGTTTTGGATAATTTACCGTTCCTGGAAGACGCATCACTCGGTCTACGTTGGACATATTATCAACTTTAACTGGAAGGTGCGCTACCTTGGAGCGCAAGAACGTCTCGAAATCATGCCCAAGATTAGTAACGAATGAGCGCATCTTAATGGCCCATTGGTTTTCTTCTTTCTTCTTCTCAGTATCTGCTGGAAGATGTAATCTGATTCCTTCCCTTCTATCAAGTAGATAGATAAGATGGAAGCCACCGCCTGTGTTAATGACTAGCGATGGTTTTAATCCAAGTTCTTTATCTATAAAATCCAAAACCTTTTCTTGATCTCTTTCAAAAGATGTAAAGTCTATATCAAATGCTAAGGCTCTGATACCTATGATGTCATCTATGTTATTTTTGCCACCTTTGCCTTGTCTGTCATAAATATGACAAGGTATGTTGACACTATAATATACGTTGGATTTGCGAGCTTGGCGCTTCTTGATGTCTGCTATGAGCAAGTCTCTTTGTTGCGCCTCAAAAGTGCGTCCAGCTTCCCAAACGGGACCGTTATCAGGACCTCCGAATGGCGCTTCAGAAGCAATCGTGTGGCGCCCATCAGGTTCTAGGATGTCAAGAAATTGAAGAGCTTGTTCGATTTTGAGTTCCATTTTACTCTCCTTTCTTTACGGATTTGATTTGTATTGATCTTAGGTTTTTGGCTGTTTTGATTGTCTTAGATTGTTGATCACTAAATTCTTTATATGATTCAGTAAGCTCCGAAAATTGATGCTTTAACATGATGTAAATTGCATCATATAAACGAATAGTTTCATCGTAATTTTCCTTAGCTTTTTCCCATCTATTTTTAGCGCGTTCGTATTCATCTGTAAACAGATCTGGCATAATTTCTATTTCTCCCTATTACTTGCGTAAGCATAGCATAAACCGGAAAAGAAAGCAACACACGAAAATGTTACCTGCTAAATCATCCAAACCCAAGAGGAACGTATAAATGGCGAGCTTCACTTACAAATCCTACAATTTTGTGGATAAAGATCCTATAATTGATGAAATCCGAACTGTCTATCAAGACAGCGGAGTCAATTATAAATGGATAGAAGATAACAGTGGCGTAGGCGCAAAGACGCTATCGAATTGGTTTAGCGGCAAGACTAAAAAGCCACAAGCTGCAACTATCAATGCTGTACTTAGATCATTAGGTTACAAGCTAGGCATTGTTGAATATGGTAAACAAGTTAAAGTATTTCCAATAATGGAACAACCTAAGCCAGTTAAAACATCTGTACGCCATGTCGTGCAGATGAGCAAATACAAAAAGAGACACAAGTGAATCCCACGGAGGATACAACCCCAGCAGCGGTCGCGTGACAACCGGCTAGTGATGGACCCTTAGTAAATGGCCTGCAAGCAAGGCTATATTGAACGGGAGTTTTGGCACTACAAGACATGATTCAGGTCCTCTCGTGGGGTTAGACATTGCCTGTGAAATCATGTAACGTCGCGTATTGAGGCTGTCGCCGGAATGGGCCGGTGGCAGCCTCTCTTATTACTCAAACAGGAGAAGAAAGATGAAGTACAAAGTAGAGTTTTCAGGTAACGCAGAAATCATGTTTGCTATGATGGCAAAGCTTTTGCCAGACGAACTTAATGTTCATGTCGAAGAACTGCCTGAACCCAAAGAAGAACATTTCTCTAAAGTGGCGCAACTCGTATCTAATAACCAAAAACTAATGGCTCCTCCAAAGATAAAGCCAAAACGTATGGAGCATTATAAACATCCAAGCGGCAAGACTGTTCAAGATTTTGTCGTTGAGTTTCTTAAGACCCGCCCATCAGCAACATGGGCAGAAATGAGCAAATATACTGTAGAGATTGGTTATAATAAAAGCTCAATCAATAATGCAGTAACTAGATTGATGCACAAAAAGGTTCTTGAGAAGGTGGCACCTGGAGTATATAGACTCACAAAGAAATCACACGATAAACAAGTATAAATTTTTCGTTTGCTTTCGTGCCGAAAATGTGCTATGCTTAATAGTAGAGGATGAATTTGATGTTGCTAGACTGGATATACAAAAAAGATGTCTCAGGTAATACAAGAATATGGCAAGCAGAGGTTGGGGAAGGGGAATGGGAAGGTTGTTGGAGATCGCATTACGGTACTTTGGGTGGTCAAATAATAACAACAGAATGGACCCAAGTAGAGTTGAAATCACAATCATCTATAATGGAGCAAGCTATATTTTATGCCAATGCGGAAATGAAAAAGAAATTGAAAATAGATTATAAGCTCAATATAGCAGATATAAATGAAGCTCGTCAAAGTTTTATTAAGCCGATGCTTGCCCAAAAATATGTAGGTTGGCAGCGCCCTTGTTTTGCTCAACCTAAGTTAGATGGTGTGCGCTGTTTGGCGAACGTAGATGGACTATGGACGCGCACCAATAAACAAATCATTTCTACGCCTCATATCGAAGCAGAATTGAAGGCGTTCTTTGAAGAACATCCGCACATTATTTTGGACGGAGAATTGTATAATCACGATCTAAGTGATAATTTCAATAAGATAATTTCGTTGGCTAGGAAAACTAAGCCAGAATTTGCTGACCTAGAAGAATCAGCAGAGCTTATTGAATATTGGATTTACGATATGTTTGATTTAGATAATCCAGAAACTATATATGAAGAAAGATGGGATTATATATACGATAGTTTATTCAATATAGATCATAATATAAATATGACAAAGGCAGTTCCAACCAAATTTGTTACAACCGAAGATGAATTGGATATATACAATCAAGAACTCTTATTGGCAGGATATGAAGGACAAATGGTGCGCCACAATGTCGCGTACCAACAGAAGCGCACAGATAAACTTCTCAAGCGCAAAGAGTTCGTTGACGAAGAATATGAGCTTAAGTCGATTGAGGAAGGAGCAGGACAGTGGAGCGGCTATGCCAAAATAGCTGTTTGCCAACTACCTGATGGCAGAGAGTTTAGAGCAGGCATTTCTGGAACACAAGAGTTCACGTTACAGCTATTGGAGGAAAGAGAGCAATATCATTCTGTTACGATTAAGTATCAAGCGTTAACACCGGATGGAATTCCTCGTTTCCCAATCGCTATAAAATTCTGGGAAGAAATGTTCGATAGACTAGACGAAGTGATCAAACCAAAACGCGATCTTTTCGCATAGGAGCGCCAAATGAACGAAGTACAAACAACACCCCAACGTAATCTAGCACTAGATGATGAACTCTTGTCGCTTGGCGGCATGGGTACTGAGAACGTAAAATCCAAAGACGTTCTTATTCCGCGCCTAGTTATTCTTCAGGCTCTGTCTCCTCAATTGAATAAGAAGAAAGCAGAGTATATTGAGGGAGCAGAGATTGGTGATTTCTGCAATGTGGCAACAGGTGACATCTATAAGGAATCAGTTGTTGTTGTTCCTTGCCATTTTGCGACAGATTATATTGAATGGGGTAAAAACCGTTCTGGTCTAATCAATAATTTCGGAGACGATGTTTCAATTTTGAAACAAACTGTTAAAAATGATAAGAATGAAAATATTTTGCCAAACGGTAATGCCATCCAAGAAACGGCGCAATGGTACTGTCTTATTCAAGACGGAGCTACATGGTCAAGAATATTCTTTCCATTAAAGTCAACTAACTTAAAGCACTCACGTAAATGGCTTACGTTGTGCAGAGCAGAAGTTGTTCAGCTTCCCAATAACGAACTATGGAAGCCGCCCCTTTTTTGGCGGTCTTGGAAGTTGGATATCGTCAGCGATGGCAATGAACAAGGCGATTGGTACACCTTTAGGCCAATTAAGGGTGAGTTAATAATGGATGTAGATCCTAGTAAGCAATTGATTAGACTGTGTAAATCCTTCCACGAAGATATTCGTACCAATGTTGTTCGTCCTGATATTGAGACTACTCAAGACAGTGACGGACCTATTATTGAAGGGAGAGTAAATCCAAGAACAGATCCAAACGACAAGGATATACCATTCTAAGGAGAAGACATGAGCTTTATTGAAAACGATCCGCATGATCCACATGGCGCAACTCGCGCTATTGAAGAGAAATTGCGTGAAGATGTTAGGCCAAGGTTGTTGAGGCCAGTAATGCCTCGACAACCGGAACCTGAACCGGAACCTGTTGTGGAACAAACTCCATTGCCAGAACCAGTTAAAATAGATCATACATTAATTCCTATCGACGCACTTGAAGAAGTGAGTCGGGCTCTTATGTATGGAAGAGAAAAGCATGGCGCTTGGGGTTGGGTCGAAAATCCAAAGACCTATACTGAGCTGTTAGCTAAAACGCAGCGCCACATCTTCGAGTTTCAACGCGGAGTAACGGTTGATCCTACTACGCAGTTGTCACATATAGCTTGTGCTATTTGTGACCTCATGTTCCTACAGTCCAATATCATAAAGGGACGTGGAACAGACGACAGGTTGAAGAGTTAATAGTTTGGCGCGATCCAGCACAGAGCTTGGGTACAATGGCTTTCCCATCGAAGCTAATATCTGATGGTGCATGTGATGGCATCCCTGATGACGCGCCAATTTAGACCCTGGGCAAAGGGAAGGTTCAAGTGGTCCGGTATAAGTCCGGTGAAAGGCCCTGCATCGAGCCCCGCCACATTTATTGAAAAGGAAGAAGTTGTGGACGCTAGAGAATTTGATTGTATAGATTGCAATAGCCATGTTTATACTTGGTCAGATGACACAAGAGAACGCTGTGCCGTTTGCACATGGATTCATAATTTGCCAGATTTAACACAGGCAGAAATTGACGAAATACGTGTATTGACTGCCACTCCTATACTTCAAAAATATAGGGATGATAGTTTCCCAGAAAGAAATTGTGACTACTGCGGGAACCTATACAAAGGTCCAGCAGTTTATTGCAGTCATGTATGTGCTCTGAAGGACGCATAAGATGAATGAAGATGTCCGTGATATGTTTGGTTTTGCTGCGCCATCACAAGAGCAATTGACGTCCATATCAAAATGGGCGAGCAAGGCTTTAGAGCTACAAGCTGAGATTGAGCAAGTTGAGGCGCACCTAAAGGAATTGAATAGAGAATTAGCTCAAATTGAAGAAGTTGATTTACCCAGAGCTATGATGTCTGCTGGCTCCGAAGAATTTACTATGACCGGAGGCGGTAAGATTTCAATAGACGATGTTATCCAGGGCAGTCTCGCTAAAGGTGAAGAAAAGCGGGAATATGCGATCCAGTGGGTGGCAGAAAATGACGGCCAAGAAATTATAAAAAGGCATTTCGAGATAGACTACACCAGAGGTCAGCATAGCTATGCTATGGCTTTGCGTAAGCTACTAGAAGAAAATCAAGTACACTTCGACGAATTTGAGAGTATTCATACTAGCACCTTCAAAGCGTTCTTACGTGAAAAGTTGCGTAAGAATATCATGCCTCCGTTTGATAAGATGGGTTTTAGGTTCTTCAAAAAAGCCATCATTAAGCCGAAGTAAGAACATGACAGAGATTCACATTATAGGCGCAGGTATGTCTGGGTTGCTGGCAGCTAATATGCTGCGGCGCCACAGAGTAACTATACTTGAGAAGCAACCTACGCTGCCAAACAATCATCATGCTGTCTTGCGTTTTAAAACGCCAGAAATAGGTAATATTCTTGGTATTCCTTTTAAAAAAGTTAATATGATTAAAACATATGAGCCATTTAAAAATGTGGTAGCAGATAGTTTATCATATTCTAGGAAATGCACTGGAAAATTTCTATCAGATAGATCTATTATAGCTGGCACTGTGCAAGCGGAGCGGTACATCGCCCCAAAAAACCTTATCGAACAAATGGCTGAAAATGTACTTATCAGCTATAATACAGAATTTAATCCACTTAAAAAAATAAAACCAAATATACCTATTCCAGTTATTTCAACATTACCTATGCCAATATTAATGGCATTACTAGAATACGAACATGACATTAATTTTGATAGTATCCCAGGATGTGTATTCATAGGTAGAATATTGGATTGCGATGCCTATGTCTCAGTTCTATATCCAGGTCTAGAAGCGTATAGTCGCGCCACTATTACGGGAGACCAACTTATTGTTGAGTTTCCCAACCGTACTGAAATACCTGATTCAATTGATTTGGCTATTGTTTATCATAGTCTTGGTTTTTATGATGTTGTTGTTCTTGACGCTGACTTTAAGAATCAACCATATTTCAAAATAACAGAAATAGATGAAGCTGAACGCAAGAAATTTATGCGTTGGGCGACTGTCACACATGGCATCTATTCTCTAGGGCGCTACGCAACATGGCGACCCAAACTCCTTCTTGACGATCTAATACATGATATCAGAAAAATCGAAGGATGGATCTGCAAATGAGAAAGCCGCCGCCTCTAGGCGATCAAGCCATACAGCCAGAGTACAAAGAAAAAATGGTAGCATTAGCTGGTGCTATAGATGAACTCTTTAATGGAGAAGCCAAAGGCAAGGATAAGAAAGTTGGATTCGTTATTCTTGTATTTCCATTTGGAAACGAAGATGGGCGTTGCAATTATATCAGCAACGGCGCTGATAGAAAAGACATTGTTGTTATGATGAAAGAACAGATTAAACGATTTGAAGGCCAAAAAGAAGAAGTTGGGAGAGCATAATGAAAGTCACACTAATCGACGGAACAGGTTTTGGATCTCCAAATCCAAGTCGTTATGCTGCAAATATGATCGCATACACTCGATCAACAAGACTCAATATGTCTCCAGGATTACTTGCTGAAATACAAGCCAAAGAGGATTATGAAGTCCTTAAAGAACTAGAATTGGCAGCAGGAACTATTCCATCTAGTTGGGAGTTCGTGCAATTTACATTCGTCATAGAGAAGGTGACGCGGGCCTTCACGCACCAATTGGTGCGCACCAGACACGCTTCATATGCCCAACAAGCTATGCGTATTGTTGAGATGAAAGATTTTGAGTACGCAACAGGTCCAACATTAACTGGACATTATAAAGGCATGTATGAAGATACTATGAAGAAAATAGCAGAGACATATGAATTCCTTATTGATACAGAAGGAGTAGCTGCTGAAGACGCTCGTGGATTATTGCCAACAAATATTCTCACCAATATATGTATGCACATCAACATGCGTAACTTTGTTAATTTGACAAGAAAGCGTGTCAGCAAACGAGTGCAAGATGAGTACAGAAATGTTCTTGATGCCTCAATAATGGAGGTCGAAAAAATATATCCATGGTTCTATCTTTTTTATAAAAATGATGGTTTCAAAGCCAGAGTAGATCTGCAAAATATGATCTATGACAACAAGAAACTATCTTCTGAAGAAAAGGTTGACATGGTTAAGAAATTGGATATAATAGGAGGGCAAGAATTATAATGGAACTCAAACTTAGCTGGGCGGAAGAAATAGCCCTAGACACATCAATGTGTTATCAACAAGGAAAGACTGCGCGACAGAGAGGTGAGAGTAGATTCTCAAATCCTTACATTAAGAAGAAGTTCACTTTCGAGCAAGCGTGGGATCAAGGTTGGGTAGATGAGGACGGCCTACTAAATCCATGATCGTAGTAGTTGACCTCGATCATACTGTGTCTGACGCGTTTTGGCGCGACAGTATGATTGGCGTCAACCCTTGGGATGAATATTACGAAAATGCTAAGTATGATAAGCCATTTAAGAATGTAGCCAATTTAATTAATTCTCTTTCTGCTATGAATTATGAGATTATAGCATTTACTGGAAGGCCGGAAAAATTCAGAACACTAACTGTTAGTTGGTTAGTGCGAAATAGGATTGATATAGACACTATTTTGATGCGCCCAGACGAGGATTATACCAAAAACAGCGAATT